CCGTGAAGATCACCTATTGGGACGGCAAGACGCTGCGAAACGATCACTTCGAGCTCGGAATCTACACGCCGAACGTCCGTCTGATGTATCCGGCGTTCGAACGGATCCCTTACGAAACGTGTGGCGGGATAATTGTGATGGATCTGTGCGTGAATCTGATCATGATCCTGGGAGACGTGGAGCTCGCGGAGTACTTGAAACCCAAGAACATCATGGAGAAACGCCTCGTCGTGTCGAATGTCCTCGTCGGAAGCTACGCGTCCACCCTCAACATCGTAAAGAAAGGGGATCTGATCGTGCGTGTGAACGACAAACCGGTTTCGACGGTGGCTCAGTATCGTCGCGCGTTAGCCAAACCGGTTGGTGACAAATCGTTCGTCAAGATCGAGACCGAGAACAACAAACTGATGTTGCTTCCCGTGAAGCAACTTGCGGAGGACGACAAGGAACTGTCGAAACGCTACATGTATCCTCCGTCGAAAATATTTTAAATTCGTGAAAAGATATTTTTTAGCGGTCGAAAGGGATTATTTTTACAAACGGGGGGTGGTGTGAAATATGTAGAGATCTTGTAAAACATGCACACCAGAGAGCCCACTCTGCTGACCTTCTACGACCTCCACCCTTCCGCAAACGTAAGTCCGGTGGAACCGAACATCTGTTACGACTTGGGGAGCATCCGCCCGAGCGCGAACTACGATTTCTTAGAGACCTTCTGTTGGTAAGGCTTGCATCGTATCCACAGATTGCATATCCATTTGGTTCCTTTTTTCAAATCCAACGACGCGTGCTTGGACAACGGGTGGTGTTTGGTGTGATCGTTGGAGTCCACGTTCATGAAGAACACCGCGTGGCCCGCTCGAGGTCGAACGGTAGCGTTCAGTTTCGGAAAATGCGTCTCTCCGCCCGCGTCTTCCGGAAGATCGTTCAGATATACGAGCAGGGTGGCGAAACGCAGCCCGTGCCCCTCCGCGTCGGCGCGACACATCGGCGCATCCTCCGGCACGCACGCGTCGTAGTGCTCCCGGTAGTACTGTCCGGGCTCGTATCGCACCACTTGGAAGGCTTCGTTGTGCGAAGGCGGCATCCCGGACATCCGCTGCGCGATGTCCTCCAAGCGACGCATGGGCGCAGCTATCGGTGTGTCCAGGTATACATTCGGATTCAAAAAAGTGTTGTGGCTCGTCCGCACGTTCGAGATCGGCGTGTTGGAGATCGTACTCGATCGTTGCAGCGTGGAAATCGCGGTCATCTTGAACAGCTCGCACTCCTCGGGACTCAAGCAGTTCCGAATCACGTACAAAGGAAAGTTGGGGTGTTTTCGCACGATCTCATGCTTGGGTATCTTTGTGACGACCGTGTTCCGGTGCGTCCACAACACAAAGATCGCCACCAAAATACACAAGACGTTCCAAAATCGATTCATTGCGTTCTTAATGATTCAACATTTTTTTTAATCTTTGGCGCGAACCATCGCGGCGATGTGGCGGTCGTTGTAGTTGATGTCGCGCACCAGGTTGTTCAGCTGACGCTCGTTCGTGATGCGATACTCCTCGAGCTCTTCGATTTTGTTGCGCACCTCAGCGTAGAGCGCGAAGACGTACAAAATCACGGCGTACAAAATCATCACCGACACGAAATTGACGATTGCGAAGATCCACATCAGTTTTCCTTAATAGGCACATGTTTTTTTTCGTATTCTTGAATTATTTTCTTCGCCATCTCGTACTCTTCGCGCGTGTAGTGCGTGTCGAAGAACGACGGAGGCAGCACGTTGTAGGGACTGTCCTCGTGACACAGGTTGAGGGCGATCACCACGAACCCGATCGTGAGTAAGATCGATGTGAACACGTCCCGCGTCGCCACGAAGAAAATGCAAAACACGGTCACTCGTCGCACCGCCGTACTTTTGAACAGCGCCTCTTGCGATTTGCTTAGATCGATCACCAAGTATTTGGAACACAGATTGAACACGATCATACACAGCCCGACCATGATCTTGCTCTCGTTCAGTTTGGCGAGAAAGGATTCCATTATAGATCTATGCAGAATAAATCTTCGAGGAGCGCAGATTCATACCGATTTGAATGAACTGCTCCATGATAAATATCATCAGCACTCCAGATATCGTGAAAATACCCGCGTCTAGATAGAGGCGCTCGCGCTTCGAGGTACATTTGGTTCGTGGAGTGCTGTACACGTTCTCCTCGAACACCCCCGGTTCGTACACGTCCTCTTCGTACACGCGCGCGAGGTCCTCGTCCTCCACCACATCGTCGTCGTCCTCCTCTTCGCTTTCGGACAGGTAGTCGTCGATGTCCTCCTTAGGGACAACGGGGACGGTGGGTTTTGGTCGTACTCGCGGCACCGTCCTCGATGATTGCGCTGCGGAACGCATCGGCCTCGAGGGAGGAGGAGGGGAGATCACGGTGGGTTCGTCTTCCTCCTCCGTGCGATATCCACAGGGCGGAGGGGGGATGGTCGCTTTGTATCGTCTCGGTCGATCGGAGTATCCGTAGTATTTGCGATACTTCTCTTTGGCGATCGGCGGCGGCGAACGTTGCACCGGTCGCTTGTCGAACGGATGCTCGATCTTGTCGTAGCGCTTGCTGTACAACGCGCACAACGGATCTGTAGCGCGCGTTTTCTTTGATTTTTTGCCCTTTTTCGACGTGTCGAAATTCTCGCCCCATGCGTCCTCCAATGTACTGTAGGTGATATTAATGAAACTCATTAAAAAGCGTATTAATTTTAGGTGATATAAAATTTTTCTCAATCGACATTCAACACAAATTTCCCCCTGTCGTTTTTGTAAGCGATCTGATACGGCTGCTCCTCCGGTTCGTTGGAGGGCTCCTCGGGTGGATACCAGTGCACCCGAAGGCTCTTAGGGAAAACGTAATCTACCCCGAACCCGTTCGCGACCAAACGATCCTTCAGATAGTCGATGCACAAATCCAAGTTATACAACGGGAGCCCCATGATGTATCTAGGCACGTCGTACACACATTCGAACTGTTCGTTCTCTGCGGCCGTTTGGATCTTGGTGTGGCATCGACTCAACACCGCATTGTACACATTCACACGTCGTTGCTGCCGCGCTTGAGATCGATTGCGCAACTCGGATATATTCAAGGGCTTCATTTTATGTTAAAGATATTAAGAAAAAATGTATCATAACGTCGCATTGTCGGGTGGCGGCGCGCACGTGCTCGCGTTCGTAGGTTGTCTGCGCGTCCTTGAAAACGAAGGCATGCTGCGCGAAGTCGTCCAGTACGTGACCTCCTCCGCGGGTTCGTTACTCGGCCTCATGATGGTCTTGGGTAACGATTTGGACAAAATCGAACGGTTCGTTCGAACACGCGTCTTCGGACTAGAGGCGATGCGGATCAATCTTAAGGGAGTTTGGAATTTCGTGAACACCTACGGCGTAGACGACGGCGCCGAGCTTCTCGCGCTCGTGGAGGAGATCCTACGAGACGGTGGAATGCCCAAAGAGGTGACCTTTGTGGAGCTAGCCAAACGGACCGGAAAGAATCTAGTGGTCGCCACGGCGAACGTAAATCGCTCTCAGATTGAGTTCATGTCGTTGGAGTCTAGCCCGGACCTAGAGGTGCGGATGGCGATACGCATGTCCGCGAGCGTGCCCTTGTTGTACTGCCCGGTGAAGTACAAGGGCGACTACTACGTGGACGGCTTGTTTTTCGACAACTTCCCGGTGAACTACTTCCACGGTCTCCTAGAGAACACACTAGGGCTGAACATCGTGTCGCACAAGAAACGCATCGACACGATATGGGACTTCTTTCGAAATCTGTTCGCGGGAACGGTGCAAACGCACTCGCGCATCGTAGATCATTCGCGCACCAAAATATGCGAAATCGATTGTAGCGACGTAGAAAACTTCGATGTCGCGAAGATGAGGTTTTCCGTCGATCAAAATAATATGGAGGCGCTGCTGCGCAAAGGGGAGGAAAGCGCCAAAACGTTCCTCCTCGATGGTGTCGTTTGACTTACATCGTCTTCTCCTTCATGAATTTCATGAGTTGCTCCTTCGAACGTTCCCGATCGAAGACCATGCGTTCGTCGCGGGCGTTGTGCACGAGCACCACGTGCGGGAAGCCCTTCACGTCGTACTTCTTGAGCAACTCCTTAGAGGACTCTTCGTCCACATCCAACTCCACGATGGCCACGTTCTTGAAAGAGTCGGAGTTGTTGCACTCGTCCACGAAGTCGTCCCAGATCGGCTTGAACTGTTTGCAGTAACCGCACCAATTCGCGCGGAAGAAATAGAGTGAGTACTCCTCGGTACCGGTTTGGAACCCTTCGGACGTCTCCTCGGAAGGAGTCTTCGCGCGACGACGACGAACGATCGCGATGAGGAGAGCAAGGGCGACCACCGCCAAGACGGCGATCGCGGCCATGAGTAGTTGTTGACGAGTGAACTGCATGTGAATCTTTGTTTTTAGTGGGAAAAAAAATCATAACGTAAATAAGGGGTGCGCTCGCAACGACCGTCCGAGTTCGATCGGTCCCAACCGTATTACGGCGCTGATTTCGTCGAACACGTGCTCCGACCCTTGGAGGACCAAATCCATGTGACCCGCGTCGATTTGGTCAATCAACAACACGCGATCGTTGCTCGTTACGAACTTGCCCAAACTCGCGATTCGAGACACCGGGTAGTCCATCTCTAGCAGTTTGGCGTGCACCCGGTCGATGATTTCGTCGTGGACCACCAGCACCGTCTTGTACAAACTGTGCGTTTGAAAGATGTCGTTCAACGACGCGAGATCTTCCATGCGAGAAAGCTCGCTTAATCTATTTAAATAACTATATAGAGCTGTCTCATAGCTTGACAGCTTCACAAACATCGATCGAATACATGGAGGTTACTCCGCAGGTGTTCGAACGATATCGCTTCGAAAGAAACGACGGCCTACGACGCAACTTCGAGCGCTTGTTCGACAAATTGATTTCGAAATACAACACGCTCCATAAGCATGTGTTGTACAAAAAAATAAGCAAAATGTCTTTCATCTCCAAGAACACGGACGAGCACAACATCTTGAGCATCCTCAACAAACTGTCCCCCTTGAACGTGTTAGAGCTTCGACAAAAAATCATGGCGCGATGCACCTCGTGTAACGCGGCCAATTTCATTCAACAAACCTTGGACTACGCTTCCAACGCGAGTCTAGATCCGAGTGTGTTGGAGGCGATGATCTCGGAGTTTGCGGAACACATCGAAGAACCCACGGTGCTTCGCACGCTACTCCACAACTACATATGGAAATATTTCGACACCGTGAACGACATCAAAGATCACGCCGCTTCGGAAAAGTACGGAGAGTTCGTAGATCGCCACACGACGCAAACTCGATTGATTCGTACGATGTGCATGATCATCGAGTTGTGCACCTCGAAGACGCTCGAGATGCATTGCCCGTTGGATCTCCTGCAGTTTTTCGACCGAATACGTTTCGGTCTGAAAGAGCATTTGGAACTCGGTATGGAGAACGTTTGTCGTGTGTACGTGGAGTGTCTGCACACCATGTTGGAGCAGATCAGGGTGCGAGCTTTGTTGAAAGACTACGTGATGCGCCTACACGATATGAATATCGAAGCGTACTACTCGCGTATTCCGAATCAGCTTCGTTTTCGTATCTACGACATCTTCGATTTAATAAAAAAAAATTGATCGAAAAGAGAAGAGCAGGGCTCGGGAGAGTTCAAAGACACACGATGGCGGAGAGCGCTCACGAACGCGCGGTTCGCAACGTCGACACCTTGTACCGATACTACACCACGGTGGACCCCGCTCCTTTCAAGGCCAAACACTATCAAGCCCTTCTGAAGAGCTTGAAGGAAATCACGTTGGATTCGGTAGACGATGTGGCGAAGATCGACACCGGACGAGGGTTGAAGCGCAAGCTGGAGATCCTCGTTTCGAACGGCGAAGACTTTCCGGAACTTCGAACCATCGATATCGACGCGCTCTCGCACATCTCGACCCTCTCCACCGTCTACGGTGTAGGGCCCGCAAAGGCGCGCGAGTTGGTGATCACGCACAACATTCGCTCGATGGATCAACTCCGAGAGAACAAACAGCTGCTCAACAAAAAGCAACTGCTCGGTCTCGAGCACTACGAGGACATCCACAAGCGAATACCGTACGAAGAGATGTGCAAACACAACGAGAATCTCTCGAACGTGTTGACCTCGCTCGGTGTCAAGGAGTACGGAGTGATGGGCAGCTTTCGACGAAAAGCGAAGGACAGCGGCGATATCGATCTGCTCGTGAGTGGACCCAAGAATCCGATGAAGCCGCTGATCGCCTCGCTGACCAAGAGCGGATATCTATGGCCGGAGCCCCTCGCGAGCGGTACGCTCAAATACATGGGGCTGTGCCGACTGCCCGGAGGCGAAGCGTGGCGTCGTATCGACATCCTCTACTCGCCTCCGAAGGAGTACCCCTTCGCGGTCTTGTATTTCACCGGAAGCATGCAGTTCAACACCAAAATGCGCGGTCGCGCGTTGGAGCGCGGCTTGTCGTTGAACGAAAAGGGATTCACGATTGTGGACAAAGACTCTTTGGACGCGATCGACAAGGAGTTCGCATGCGAGCGAGACATTTTCGACTATTTGGAGATGGACTACGTCGCTCCGACGGAGCGTTAGAACGGCATGTATCCGAACGACGTGCCGTCCATGAACCCTTCGACCGCCTCTTCGTTGTCGTCGTCGTCCTCCTCTTCGGTCCCGGCGTCCTCGTCGTCGTCCGCGACCGGTTCGTCCACCTCTTCGTCCTCCGTTTTGGAAGCCTTCTTCTTTTTGGATTTCGTGTCCGATGCGACCGAAGTGGATTGTTCCTCGACCATGTC